CTAACACGTCATATGCTAAATTTTAGTTTGAAATCTATTTTATTACAATACAACACAGTAGCCTACGGGCCCGGTGGGCATCCGTTGGCAGAAGGCCACGAATTACTAGCAAAATATCTACAGGCACAAATTGAAACTCGATACACAATCAAAACTATACAGGCACCGAGGTAACCAATGATAACTACTTCATGTCATGGACTTATCAAAATGAAATCATTGAAACACTTCCCGAAGAATGTGTTGGTTTCGTATATCTGATAACAAATGTCATCTCTGGACGCAAATATATAGGCAAAAAATTAGCCAAGTTCGCTAAGACTACTTACAAAGTGGTTAAACTTAAGAACGGAACTAAGAAAAAAAAGAAAATACGGTCAAAAATTGATTCAGATTGGCGAGATTATTATGGCTCGAATCTAGAATTAAACGTGGACGTATTGAAATTAGGCAAAGAAAACTTCACTCGAGAAATCCTATATTACTGCACAAGCAAGGCGCAATGCTCTTACATCGAGGCCAGAGAACAATTCACACGCAAAGTTCTAGAATCAAAAGACTATTACAACGGCCAGATTAGTGTCCGTGTACATGGTTCACATATACTCAAAGGCTAATAATTCAGGCTGTTTAATCGCCAAATAAGCCCGCACAGGCGTTGACATTGTGCCCTGAATCCGTTCTGATGTGTGACGGTAAGGAGTATCTGCTTGGCGACAGACCAGTAAACTACTACCCGCAAGGATGAGGATGGGATATGCCTATAACCCGTTTAGTTTATGCAAACCGATTAAAAAGGCTAAAAGAGGGAGAAATACCCACGGCTTGATGTGTGTTAGCGTACATGTTAGGACCCGCCGTTGTATAAAGACTCAGCTCGAGGTACCGGACAACCGCCTCTGTAACGCTGTAACGCTAGTGTGACATGTTCAACTCAGATAATGTTAACATTTTTGCCCGCCAGGGCAAAGTGTGACTGAACAATCTAGATAATATTTAAAGTGCTTCGCACTTAACAGTTCTTAATAAGTAAAGAAGAAAACAATATGCTTGAGCGCAAGCGAAAAGCAGATGAACTTTAGTTCATCTTAATACAGTAGATAAATATCTAACTGCGAGACAATATATGAAAGTAACTGAAATTATTACTGAAAGCCGAGTTCTGAATGAACAAGTAAGCATGTACCTAAGCTACTTAGCCCGAGCCTTGGAACGAGGTGGCCCTAGTGTATATGCCGGTGTTGATGATGCATTATTATGGATTAGCAAACAACTGGTTAGTAAAGAAGCATCAGTTGCTGCCGCTGAGTTAGGTGAGGCTTGGGCAAAAACAGCTATAAAAATGGGGACTAAAGTTGATGATGCAATCTTGATAGGCGAGAAGCAAGCTGTCAACGCAAGAATTCCTCAAGCAGTTATCGATTCAGCCAAAAAACAAGCCGCCAAAATTTTTGCCAAAGAAGCCGGTCAAGCAACTGGAGCATTGGCCAAGGTTGGCACTAACGCTCAAATTGTCAAAGGATGGTTAGGTTCCAAGTTTGACATGGTTGATAATCTTTTAAAATTATACGGTATTGCTGAACCTATATACACTTGCGTATTAGCGATTAATGCAGACTATGCACGATGGGATTCAAAACAAGATCCTGAATACTTGGCAAACCCTGAATTGCTACAAGGTGACACACAGCATCATATCGATGTGTGCGTAAGAAAGATCCTAGCATTGTGGGCCGGTAGAAAGATATCAGGATTTGTATTTGGTAGAAACGGTATACAACAACTGCCATTCTTAGGTGGAGATAAGATGTCAGCAATGTTTAATAGCTTGGGCGCTGGTGCTAAACTAGCGTTTACTGCTTGGTTAGATTCTGATATTGGTCGTCAAGCATTTGCTGAGTGGGTGGTTGGTGACACATTAGCGGCTGCTGGTTTTAGATTCGTTGCTGACATACTAAGTGGCCTTACTAAAACAGGTTACGATAAGATATTAACTGCTATTGGGTCTGATAAAGCGCCGCCTCCAGCTGAGCCAATGGCTCCTTCAGCACCGCGTCCAGGTCAAACTAGATATAATGCGGCCACTGGGCAAGCACTAAATTAACGGCATCTGTGACACTTTAGTTGCTTCAATATTTTCTTTTATAATATCGTAATAAGCTTCTCGATCATCAAAACTATAGATGTGCAGGAGCTCTTGAACCGTAACGCCTCCCCGCATGTGCCAACTTATTCTAGCAAGTTCTTTTTTAAAGTCTGCTATTTCTCTTTCGAGCCTAACTAAATATTCTTCAATTTCAGAAGCGGGTAATTTAATTAGGCGTTGACGAAAAAATTTGATTGGTCTAAATCAATTGCTAGTGCATCTTCATGTCCGCAATTATTACATTTGACATTGTGGGCTGGCGCTTGCCAAGTTTTTTGATTTGATTCAATATGGGCCGTAATTGCCGCTATTACACTACGGTCAACATTGTTTAGCCACTCAACAATGAACGCACGTTCAGCAACAACTACTTTGCCAGTATCAACACTTTCAATATTTTCAGCAAACACATCATTACGTAGTATTGCTAACTGTTGATAAATTCTATTCAGCTCGGCAGATCTCTCATCAGTATTTTCAATTGCAGAAATTTGTGTCAGTTGTTGCTGTAGTTGGAAATTACGTATGCCAAATTCCGTTGTTTGTTTATAACACAACGGCTTAAGAATTACTATAAGTTCATCTAATACTAGTTTGTTATCATACTTGCAAGAACTGTAATGATCAATTAACTTAGATAATTCTAATTCGTATTCACTTGGAGTTTTACAGTTAGAACAGTCATTTGATATGTTTATAATGCCGCCATATGTAGCGATACGAATTGCAGTTAACATTATATCAGTATCTAATGATGATAAATCCCATGGATCATCAATTGATGGACAACAGCTATTAATAACTTTAGCTGTGCTTTCTCCTGCTAGTAATGCATCTGGAGTTTTCATTAAAATTTCGTCCATACCAGTCATACCAAATATTGGTAATCTAGCAACATCACCGGAAATACTCCCAGGTTTATTGTATATCCCCTGGCTAGGTAAACTAATAAAGATCTTGGGTTGTCTAAAATACTGCTGTAAAGGATTATTTGCCATTTTGGGCTCCGGATAAATATATCATACAGTATTTATATACGCAGTTTTCTAGGAAAAAATAATGAATGCAGAAGTTAATCTATCCACCCGTTCCATACAAAATCTTACTGATGGTATTGTAGCTGGAATAACCGGTGTTCGGACATCTAGCTTTGGCCAGCAAAACAATAGCCAACAGTCCGCCGCCGGCGGTGGTCGCGGGGTCGCGGAAGACCTTGGCCGAATCTTTACTGGCGCTAACAATCTAGTAGCAAGTGTTGGCTTGTTAACTCAAGGAACCTACGGGTTAATACAAGCGAGCGGCGATATTAATAAAGTGATTAGCTTGTTTGGTCCAGTAGGCGGAGCAGTTGGACAATTTGGTAATCAAATGGTGGGTGTTGCTCTTGATACTAACAAGTATATGATGGATGTTAGTAAAAGCGGATTTACATTTGGTCAAAATTTAGGATTGTTTAGTCAGTCGGTACTAGGCGCACATATGAGCCTGCCGGGCTTTACACGATTTATTAACGACGCTGGAAAATCACTAGGCGGATTATCAGGTACTGCAACCAATTCTGCATTAGCTTACCTAGGAATGCTTCAAGAAATTAATGAAAACAAAGATGTATATGGTTTTAAAGTAGCTGGTCTTGACGACTTTGATCGTACTTTGCAATTGTCTGCATCAATGTCGCGCAATCTTAGTATGNCCGATACTGCGTCAAAGAAAAGTGTTATTGATGCCGCTGTTGCTATGGGAATCGAAATGGACAATATTGCTCGATTGACTGGTAAGAGTCGCCAGGAACAACAAAAAGCAATGGAAACACAGATGCAAAAGAATGAAATGGAAATCATGTTGATGGCCATGTCAGCAGAAGAACAAACAGCGTACAAAGATAATCTTACATCCATGGGTAAATTTGGTAAGGGCATGGCGGATTTGATGACAGAAATGACAGTTGGCGAAGGTAATGTAGTTAGCGAAAAAGGAACAAAAATTGCAGCCGCATTGGATGCGGCAGCGCCGGGTGTTACAGCATTAATGGCCCAACTTTCAAAAGAAACAGATGCGGCAAAACGTAAACAATTACAAGAAGAGATTGATGTTAGAATGGCAAATCTTGTTGAAGACAAAGCCGCACTTAAACAATTTGCAGTGATGTCGGCTCAAGGTAAGAGNGACATCATGGCAATCTCTGGAGAAATTATTGCAGGATCAAAAGAATATTTACTAGTNCTTCAAAAAGCTAGNGTAGAAGCCGCACGTACCGGTGAAGATTCAGGTGAGGTGCTGAGAAGAATGAAAGAGGTATTNGCTGAGGACAGGATACTAAAGAAGAANGGCGAACCTGGTTATGATCCCGATAAAGAACTAAGCCAAACTATAAACAAAGGCGAGATATTGATGAAACAACTATCTAGCGGCTTTGGTGAAACACTTGCTGGTGTGAATAACACAATAGGCATTAGTATTGGTAAATTTGAAGGTTTNAATNNNGCTCTTCAAAATAGGACACAAGCTGAACTTTCAGTAAGCTCATTATTAAAGCAGTTTAACACTGAAGTTCTTGGATATACCGGTGTATCAACAAATAAGGAGAACGTGTCAGAGAGGAATCGTGGTGGCGTACCTGCCGCCGGCGGCAAAGCACTAGGCGACGAAGCTATTCCAGCAGGCTGGCAAGGTTGGGTCGGAGAGCAGGGCCCGGAGATATTAAAAGTAGGAGCTCAAAGTTCTGTTAAGTCAAATACAGTATCTATGGGCTTGCTTGATCAAGCAGTGACAAAATTACCTGTAATGATGTCTGGTATGCAAAATGACCTTAAGATGGCAATGAATGAAGCCAAAAATAGTATGCCGTCAGCAAACGATTTTCAATCGTTATTGAGTAATTTTAAAACGTCAATCAGCTCAACAATTCCGCAACCAACAGGCACACAATCATCAACTTCAAATAGTACAGACTTCGAATCTGCACTATCTAGAGGTATCGATATGTTAAATACTAGTGTTAAGCAATTGATCACGGCCGTTGAAGACGGCACTTATAAAAATGTTAGAGCCGTTAAAACTAGCGGCAATATGCTTGCCTAAGGAATAATAGATGAGTTGGAAAAAATATTTTACACCAGTACCTGTTGGAACATCTTTGAGTACAACCAACGGGCAAAGCTCTGCAAAAGCAGGCCCAGCTAAGAGTAATTACTCAAGCTATCTTCCTGATGTGTATACTGGTAGTCCAAACCGAGTTGAGCGTTATCAACAGTATGAAGTTATGGATAGCGACCCAGAAGTTAATGCGGCTTTAGATATTTTAGCAGAGTTTTGCACACAAAAAAACAAAGACGGNAAGACTCCTTTTTCAGTACAATGGCGTCACAAAGCAACAAACTCAGAAATTAGAATNCTTGCAGAGTACCTGCAACAATGGTCTCGTCTACAAAAATTTGAAACAAGAATCTTCCGTATTGTNCGTAACACGTTCAAGTACGGTGATGCATTTTTTATCCGTGATCCTGAAAATCAAAAGTGGACATANATTGATCCGGGCAAAATTAGCAAAGTAATCGTTAACGAAAGCGATGGCAAGAAGCCTGAACAATATGTTGTCAAAGACCTTGCTCCTAACTTTATGGACTTAGTTGCAACACAAATTACTCCTAATATTAATCCAAGACAAGGTACTGGTGGTCTAGCCGGCGCTGGAGGATATCCAGGCTCTAGCGGCAACAACAAAGGCGGCTCAAGTCCATATGGTAGCAGTGCAGGATCACGTTTTGGAACAACTGAAACTGAACATGCAATTGATTCTGAACACATTGTTCACCTGTCACTAAGCGAAGGTTTAGACAATAACTTTCCATTTGGTAACAGCTTACTTGAAAACATTTTCAAAGTCTACAAGCAAAAAGAATTACTTGAAGATGCTATTTTAATCTATCGTATACAACGTGCTCCTGAGCGCAGAGTATTTCATATTGACGTTGGTAATATGCCAAGTCACATGGCCATGGCCTTCGTTGAGCGTGTAAAGAATGAGATTCACCAACGCCGCATACCAAGTCAAACGGGTGGTGGACAAAATGTCATAGACTCCGCTTACAATCCTTTAAGCATCAACGAAGACTATTTCTTTCCGCAAACAGCAGAAGGTCGCGGCAGTAAAGTAGAAACATTACCGGGTGGTACTAATCTAGGCGAGATTGACGATTTAAAGTACTTTACTAACAAGTTATTCCGTGGTTTACGTATTCCATCAAGCTACTTGCCAACCGGTGCAGATGACAGTCAAGCGTCATTTAATGACGGCCGTGTGGGCACAGCATACATTCAAGAACTGCGTTTTAACAAATATTGCGAACGTTTACAAGCACTTATTACCAGTGTGTTTGACGATGAATTTAAAATTTACATGCATACAAGAGGCGTTAATATTGACGCAAACTTGTTTGAATTGAAGTTTAATCCGCCTTTAAACTTTGCAAGCACACGTCAAAGTGCGCTTGACGGCGAACGTATTAATACATTTAACACTATNCAAGCAGTTCCTTTTATGTCAAAACGTTTTGCATTNAAACGTTTCTTAGGCTTAACAGACGAAGAAATTGCAGACAACGAACGNCTATGGGGCGAAGAGTCCGGCAAAGGACAGCCTACAATGACTGACAGTGCAGGCGAATTACGTTCAGCAGGACTAAGTGCCGCAGGTATTGAAGGCGACCTAGGTGCCGCAGGCGACCTAAGTGCTCCTGATGATATTACAGGTGATCTTGAGCCAGGCACCGAAGGTGGTACAACCGCAGTGGGCACGGCTCCTGCAACACCGCCAATAGCATAAATATCATTATGATACTTAGAGAATTGTTTTATATTGATCCTGATACACGCAATGTAGCTAACGACCTTAGATATTCTGCTGACCGTGACATGACGACTATGCGCAGGAAAGATACTCGTAAGACACGATTAAGTCTAAAACAAATCAATGAGTTGCGCAAATCAAGTGAAGCACATATATTAGAACAAGAACGTGAGTTAGACTTTGTGCATTCAATGTATTACACACCTGCCCCAGCGGCATAAATATCAAGAATTTTAACAAAACGAGTCGTTTTGCGGCTATATTATACCACTTTTGTAATATTAGTGTAAATATAATACAGCCTTGTAACCATCATTCACAGGAGAAAGAACAATGACTGACCGTACGCAATTTGAAGCCATGCTTGAGGCGTTGATCAACGAAGATCAAGAAACAGCAAAAGAAATTTTCCATAATATCGTAGTTGCAAAAAGCCGCGAAATTTATGAAGAACTTTTAGATTCTGATTTTAATTTAAAAGAAGGTGAAAATCCATTCGCTAAAGACAGTGAAGAAGAGCCAGAAGATGACGCAGAAGCAGATGAAGCTGATGATGCTGACAGCGAAGAAGGTGATGTAGGTGGCGATGCTACTGATGATTTCATTGACGACGTAGAAAGTGACGACGGTGAAGAAGATGATATGTCAGGCGACGAAGGTGAAGAAGGCGATGTTGAAACTCGCGTTATGGACCTAGAAGACGCTTTAGAAGAATTAAAAGCAGAATTTGAACAATTAATGGCCGGTGAAGAAGACGAGCCAGATATGGGTGCTGACGATATGGGCATGGATGCTGAGCCAGAAATGGACGGCGGCATGGACGATATGGACATGGGCGCACCAGAAGAACAAGACGAAATGGCNAAGTTCATGGAATATGTTGACAAAGTTGCTTTACCAAAGCACGGCGACAACGGCACAAATGCTAGGTCAATCGTAGCCGGTAAGAACGACATGGGCGGCACAACGTCTAATATCGCTCGCGGCGGAGTAGAGCACGGTGTTGAAGCTAACAAAGGTCAACTAAAAGGCAACGGCGTTTTCAAAGGTAGCAAGCCTACTTTACAAGACGGCGGAAACGTAAACGTACCAGGCGCAAATGCTGGTAAGTCAGCGTTCAAGAAGAAAGAGCCAGGCCATGGTCCAGAGAAGAAAGGATCAGGCGATACAGCTCCAGATAAGAAGAGCTTAATCGGATCACGTAAGTAATCTATGAAATATCTTCGAGAGAATCTAAGCTTCAACGAAGCAAAAATGATCGTTGAATCTGATGACAAAGACGGGAAATCGTTGCACATGTCGGGTATCTGCATTCAAGGCGGTATCCGTAATGCTAATCAACGTGTTTACCCTGTGAATGAGATTGGCAAGGCTGTCAAAACCCTGAACGATCAGATTCAAAATGGTTATAGTGTTCTCGGAGAAGTAGATCACCCAGACGATCTAAAAATTAACCTGGACCGTGTGTCACACATGATTACAAATATGTGGATGGACGGTCCAAACGGTTACGGTAAACTAAAGGTTTTACCTACGCCGATGGGACAACTAATTCGTACTATGTTAGAAAGTGGTGTGAAATTAGGAGTATCAAGCCGCGGATCTGGAAACGTCAAAGATGACGGCTCCGGTGAAGTATCAGATTTTGAGATTATCACAGTAGATATGGTAGCTCAACCTAGCGCCCCTGGAGCATATCCCACACCAATTTATGAACACCTGATGAATAGTCGCGGTGGTCTTAATGCCTTACGCATAGCGCAAGAGGTGAAAGGTGACCCTAAGGCACAACAATATCTCAAAGAGAGCCTATTAGCAATAATTGGCAAACTCCAATAATAAGGAGAATCACATGTTGGATGCACTAAAATCGTTATTTGAAAATAATGTGATTTCAGAAGAGATCAAAGAGTCTATTGAGTTAGCTTTCGAAGCTCGCATCAGCGAGTCACGCGAGCAATTAACTCAACAACTACGCGAAGAATTTGCTCAGAAGTATGAGCATGACAAGGAAACAATGATTGAAGCTGTTGATCGTATGATTACAGATCAGTTATCAACTGAACTTGTTGAATTCACTGAAGACCGTAAGCAATTAGCTGAAATGAAAGCAAAGTATGCTGTTAAGATGAAGAATGACGCAGGTGTTATGAAGGAATTTGTAACACGTCAACTAGCATCTGAAGTAGCAGAATTGCATGAAGATCAAGTCGAAATGGCTTCAAAGTTTGGTGCATTAGAAACATTCGTAGTAGAAGCTCTTGCTCAAGAAATCGCAGAGTTTTATAAAGATAAACAAGACTTGGCTGAAACCAAGGTACGTTTAGTCCGTGAAGGACGTGAACAACTCAAGCAGGTTAAACAACAATTTGTTCAACGTGCTGCCACAATGGTCGACCGTGTTGTAACAGAGGGACTACGTTCCGAAATGACATCACTAAAAGAAGACATTGAGTCAGCTCGCCGCGCAGATTTTGGCCGCAAGTTATTTGAAGCTTTTGCTTCTGAATATCAAGCAAGCTACCTGAATGAGAAATCAGAAACTGCAAAATTACTCAAAGTCATAGACATGAAAGATCATGCTGTTCAAGAAGCTAAAGAAGTTATTGAACAAGCAAAGCAAATCGTAGAAAGTAAAGAAGCAGAGATTGCGGCTCTTAAAGAGTCACAAGAACGTAAACATATCATGAATGAACTTTTGTCTCCGTTAAACACAGAGCAAAAAGAAATCATGGGTGAATTAATGGAGAGTGTGAAAACATCAAGACTTGTAGAAAGTTTTGACAAGTATCTACCATCAGTTATCTCTGGTAACACTGGTAAAGCTCCGCAGAAGAAACAGGCACTTATAGAGGCTAAAGAAATTACAGGAAACAAAGTTTCCAACAGCAATCGTAGCAGCGAGAGTGATAGCAATATCGTTGATATCCGTCGCCTTGCTGGACTAAAAATTTAAGGAGAATTTAAATGTCAGAACTACTAAACGGCCGTTGGGCAGAAACTAAGGAAGCTCTTTTAGAAGGCCTTCAAGGCACTAAAAAATCAGTAATGGGTGTAACTCTTGAGAATACTCGCAAGTATTTGATGGAATCTCCTACTGCTGGTGCCACTTCTGCCGGCAACGTTGCAACACTAAATCGCGTGATCCTTCCAGTGATCCGTCGCGTTATGCCAACCGTTATCGCTAACGAGTTAGTTGGTGTACAGCCAATGACTGGTCCAGTTGGACAAATCCACACTCTACGTGTTCGCTACAGCGATACATCAAGTGGCGCTGGAGTTGTTGCTGGTGAAGAGGCACTAAGCCCATTCAAAATTGCAGAATCTTACTCTGGAAACGAAGTTTCTGGTGCGGCTAAGGCAGCTAGTACAGCTACTTTAGAAGGTGCCGCAGGTAAGCGTATGTCAATTCAAATCTTGAAGCAAACTGTTGAAGCTCGCACACGTAAGCTATCAGCACGTTGGACATTTGAGGCAGCTCAAGATGCTCAAGCGCAACAAGGTATTGATATCGAAGCAGAAGTTATGGCTGCTTTGGCACAAGAAATCACAGCTGAAATCGACCAAGAGATCCTAGCTTCATTAGCATCTTTAGCTGGTTCAGCAACTGAAGCTTATGACCAGTCAGCAGTTTCTGGTACAGCAACATTCGTTGGTGACGAGCATGCCGCATTGGCTGTTCAGATTAATCGCGTAAGCAACTTAATCGCTCAACGTACACGTCGCGGTGCAGGTAACTGGGCAGTTGTAAGTCCATTTGCTTTAACAATTCTACAATCTGCTACTACTAGCGCATTTGCTCGTACAACAGAAGGTACATTTGAAGCACCTACAAACACTAAGTTTGTTGGTACATTAAACTCAGCAATGAAAGTCTATGTTAACACATACGCAACTGACGCTACTGACGTTTTAATCGGTTACAAAGGTTCATCAGAGTCTGATGCGGCTGCATTCTATTGCCCATACATTCCGTTGATGAGTTCTGGTGTTGTGCTTGATCCAGCAACATTCGAACCAGTCGTATCATTTATGACACGTTATGGTTATGTTGAGTTAACAAACACAGCGTCATCTTTAGGTAACGCGGCTGACTACTTAGGTAAAGTTAGCATTTCAAACGTTTCTTTCAAGTAATCCAATTACTTGTTGTAAACATGCAAGGGCTCTTCGGAGCCCTTTCTCTTGATCAGATAAATACTTTGTCTAACTTACACAGGGTA